TTTCCACGGCCTGACCATTCTGATTAATATAATAAAATGTGATAAGAAATTCTGATGGTGATCTGAATAATCCGCCTGTGCTTAGATACTGTTTCTGGCCTGCTGCCGATCCAATGTATCCTGCTTTCGGATCGCTGGTACCTTCTACAAGTTCTGGTGCTGCATATGATCTTAAAGACTGAACCATATTTCGGAGTTCATCGGCCTCTGGTTTATCTTGTGGTGCCATAGTAAAGTTAAAGTCAAATGTTCTTAATTGGGTATCACGATACAATACTTCGACTTTTGGATTGATACCATATCCCGCCATTGGTGCTGCGCCAGCAAGGGCGCCGATAGCTGTTCCTACAACAGGTACGTTGGTAGCAGCGCCTGTAGTAATCTTGGACATCTTTGCTTCTTGATACTCGTGGCGTGACGACCACATCATAGGACCATTAACGGCGCCGCCAGGAATAAAGAAGGCATATGTTGCTAATGCGGTATTGTCGCTTCCCCGACCAACAGCACTAATCACCATCCAATGACCGTGTTGTGCGTTCGTCAATGATGTTCTTGGGAACACAAAATTACTAGCCATATATTCCTCCAGATAGACTACATATTATTTATGGCACATAATTACAAGCAAGGATTCTTTACGCCCCAGAATCCTAAAAAATATATGGGTGATTCCAAGAACATTGTTTACCGTTCCGGATGGGAGTATAGAGTTATGAACTGGGCGGATACCAACCCAAATGTTGTCCGTTGGTGTTCGGAAGAGATAGTGATTCCTTATATCTCACCAGTCGATAATCGACCACATAGGTACTTCGTAGACTTCTATGTGGAAGCGATAGGGAGCGACGGAGAGACGAAGAAACTGCTCCTAGAGGTCAAACCTAAGGCCCAGACACAACCACCAAAGGAAATGAAAAGGAAGACGAAAAGGTATATAACCGAGGTCGTCACTTACGGAGTTAATCAGGCCAAATGGAAGGCGGCCGAGGAGTTTTGTAAGGATAAAGGATGGGACTTTATGCTGATTACCGAGGAACAATTGTTTAGGAAATAGCACTAAATACCTATATGGCAGAAAAATATTCGTCCAGAGACCTACAGAAGTGGTTATTCGAGAAGGCCCTAAGTGCGGCAGCACCACAGGCCCGTCAGTTGCTTATCCGAAACGACCAAAGAGGTCGTGAAGATGCCTTGATTGGTCGTCTATACTTCTTTAAATATGATCCGAAGGGAAAGGCGACCTTACCTAAGTATGATAAGTTTCCGATGGTGTTCCCTATCGAACAGTATCAGGATGGTTTTCTCGGTTTAAACCTTCACTATCTGTCCCTCAGAGAACGCCAGGCGTTATTGGGTCAGTTAATGGAGTTCCAGAATAACAAGAAGTATGATGAAACAACCAAACTGAAACTTAGTTATGACCTGTTACAGGGATCCAAGAGACTAAACAGTTTGGCAAGACCTTGTATCAAAAGGTACCTGTTTAACCATTGTAGATCACAGTTTATAGAGATTTATATTAACGAATACGATAAAGCAATCCAACTCCCAGTAGAAGATTGGGTATTTAATAGGTAGTCTAATGGCAGTAAAAAACAGTTCATTCTTCGATTTATTTCCGAAGATAGATTATGATATCAATAATGTTTTGGCTTCCAGTACCGGCCCACATGAAACGGTGACCGATATCTTCTTCCGTTTTGGTATCCTCAAAAGAATACTGACGGATGTTACCTCATATTATGTGTATGAATTGGACGATACCGATACACCCGAAATACTGGCCGAAAAGGTATATGGAGATTCCGGTGCTGGGTGGATGATTATCTATGCCAATCAGATTGTTGATCCATTGTTTGATTGGCCACTAAACTATGATGCGTTTAATAAGATGATTGCTGACAAATACGGTTCGGTGGAATACGCACAGACCAATGTTCATCATTGCGAGAAGGTTATTAAAAGATATAACACATTCTATAAAGAAACCACCGAATCCAGATTTGTCATTGATAATATCAGACAGTCTCAGAACCTTCCTGATGTTCCTTATTCATACTATACACCATACACCGTGACCACACATAGAACATCCGACAGTAGCGTATTCACCGGTGACGATGCGGAAGTTCCATTCCTCACCGCCGATCTAGAATATGACGACACTGTGAATGTATCCAAGACAGGATCGGTGGCCCATGCCAACGAGGTTAATACATATACAGTAGATGGTAAAACGATTGTTGAGACCATAAGCGGTGAATCCATCTCCTTCTACGATCATGAAGCAAGGTTAAATGATCAAAAGAGACAAATAAAGGTTATTAAGACAGATTATTATTCCACAATACAAAAAGAGTTTAAGGCAATGGTAACTCCACCATCAGCAATAGTGACGGTAATGTAATATGGCAGGCGGATCATTTGACGGTCGTTTAGTTAATACGAGATTAACGATAGGTGATATTAAGTTTGAGGATATTACTCTCAAGGAGATTATTCTAGGTGAAAGTCTATTGACTCCTGGACTCCAGATTGCTATCACCTTACAGTCCTTTGTTTATACCGAATTGCCAAAAGACTGGAAAAGTTATAAGAACCAACCTTTAACCTTAAACATGCAAACGGTAGACGGTGATCGTTATCTGGATATCAATCAGCAAAAGATATATCGTATCGATGAAAGAGAACTTGATATCAACATCGGTCAGAATGAGACTTTAACCATACATGCCTGCGATCAATCTCTATTAAACGACGCCAAGACATTAGTATCGAAATCTTGGAAATGCACACAACCATCCGATATTGTTAATGAAATATTGCAATCTTGTGCCGGTGTTCCTGAAACATTAATGGATGTCCAAGAAGCAGGACCTGCCAGAGATTATATTGCGGAGAATATTCATCCATTCCAGGTTATAGCGCAGCAATGTAATGTTGCTCTAGATGGTAGTGATCCATCCTTCCTGCATTATATGACTTTTGAGGATGGACAGGGTATGCACCACTTTAGGTCGCTCAAGTCATTGATGGCGGATACATCTCTATATGAGTTCCATCATTCGGAAGGTGAAACTGACCTTGCTAATCCTTATGCGATTATTAGTTTCAGTTTCCCTTGTGACTTCGATCTACTAACCGACCTTATGAATGGTATCGATGAGAACGGTCAGAACATCAACACAGTCTCTACATTAAACCCAGTAAGTGGTATTATGAACTTGTTAGGTTTTGCCAACCCTGGTGGATGTGGTGTTGGTGGTGGTAATCATAAATCGGCCATCACAAATAAGGGAACATCACAACAACAAAACAGTTGTGATCTCGGAGTGGAAGATTATCTATTAAAAAGACAGGCCAGAATGGCATTATTGGATAAAGATAAGGTTTCGTTGAGACTAACTATTCCGTGGAATCCATTCATACATGTTGGACAATCACTAAACTTCTATTGGTTTAATAAAAATGAAAAGGCCGTCAAAGAAGATATTTATGGTACCGGTAAGTATATGGTCGTATCACTGAAACATAACATTCAGTTTGGTGGTTATGGAACAACCACACTTGATTGTATTCTACCCGTTCTCTAAGGAGTTATTATGCCACACGACATAATGAAAAGTGTTAAAGTAGGACTTAATGCTGGAGGTGGAGACGACGATCCAGCATCCGATCATTCTTGTAATCAGAAAATTTATAATCCATTGGAACACGGTGATTCCGTTGAGTTGGCACATCTAGGCTTTTGGCCAATGAGTATCAACCCGGCATCGTCATCACAGTGCCAGTTTCCTGGTGTTCCCGATAAAGGTACATTGCTTTATTATCTGAAAAATACTGGCGAGAATGGCGGTGTGGTTATAGGCCAGTCTAACATGGTCAAGAGTGGAAATCAAGATTCGGCCGGTTCCAGTGGATCACAAAGTCTAGCATCAGGTAAGGTGCAGGAACTTTATACATCAACCAGACAGATTAGGCCTCCACCACAGGTACAGGAGAGTGAAGCAGATGATGGGACCAAGATACGAACACTTATGGAATCCGGTTCGTTCCATTCACTAAGCTTGCTTGATGGATTACCTATTCACGGTGCATTGTTCCAAATGACCGGGTTTAAATTCCCCGATCTAAAACAGGTACCAACAGCTAAACAGCATAACGACCAGATGATGACTAATCAAATCTTCGATCAGTTACAGGGTCAGGTTATGTCTCTGGCACAGATGTTCCAGGGATTGATGCAGAATGGATCAGGAGGTGGTAGAGGTGGTGCCTCGATGGCACAGGCAGGCGGACTAGGTGCCGGTCAGAGTTATTGGCAGGACATTCATAGTAATCTATCACCTGCTATGTCTACGGCACTCAATAGTCTATCAAATCTGATACAAGGTCATGAAACCGATAATGGTGTTGGTTATGTAACCGGCGGCGTTGTTCATTACGGAATTTATTTGGAAAATGCGGTTCAGTTATTATCGCAAGTCCAGAATATGGATGACCTTATGACCGTGTTGTCTCGCTTACAGTGGGACACCTCTATTATGGGTCATGATGCACTGGATAATGTGGTGGTCCAGATCGAAAATGCCTGGGGTCAAGCATTACAGGAAGTAGATCATAATGGAACAATAACTGTATCCTATTCTAATACGGTGATTCAGAACACATTTACACAGAATATGACCAGTTCTAATTATGGATCGGCCGCAACAAGTAGTGCTCCACCTGCACAAGGAAGTTCCGGATCAGGAGGAGGTTCCGGTAATATCGGTCAGATTGTAGGTCAGGCTCAGTCAATGATGGGCAATCTATTCGGCCAATCATCTGGTACAATACAAGATATGTGGAAAAGATTGGCATCATCACAAGAACAGACTGCTACTCAAATGCACCAGAAACTTACACAACAGCAAGAGGCACAGCAGCAAAAGCAAATTAATAAGGCAACCACTGATGGTGGTGATCCATTGGACAAACAATTCTATGTAACAACAGGACAATAAGATGACGGATACAAGTGGAGTCACAG